TGTATGCCAATAAGTACCTTCGTAGATAAATTCTTCGCCCCTGGCAAAAGATTCTTTAATTAAAGCTTTAGCTTCCATTAAATTGTGAACTGCCATGTTTTCTCTTAAGTTTCCTATTTGAATCATTGTAACCTCCATATAATAAGAATAGCAAAGTTTATTAAAAATAACAAGTTTTATTTTAAAAAATCTCGCATAGATACTTTTTTAGATTCTTTTATAGTTTTCTTAATCTGAGCCAAAGCAATCTTGCCAGAATTAAAATCACTAACCAATCGATTCATCTCTAAGGTAGACAGAACCCTGCCAATAGGTATCATTTTGACAAGGTCTTCCATATCAAGCCAGGTAGTTTTTACTTTTTTCATATTATTCTCCTACTACTTCAAAAGCATTCATTAAATAAGAAATAGCTTCTTTTTTAGATAATCTATATTGAAACACTACTTCGTCCATACGTCCAGTAGAATGAAGAGGGTAGACCGTGATAGTCTCACCATCAGAATTTAAAGAGAAGGTAAGGGTTCCTAACTTAGTTTCTGTCACGGTCACTTTGCCATGTCGATAAACCAGCTCGATATCCTGTTTTGCATATCTTTTAATTTGGGCTTGAAGTTTCTTTGTCATATTGCCTCCTGATATATACAGAATAGCAAAAAACTGTGAAGCTGTCAATAATTATTGTTTGGATGTATCTAATTGGGATTATCGAGGGAGACCGTTGCGTATTGAATTCTATTTTTTCCCATAAATCCACCGACCATCTTTTTTCTTTGGTCTTTCGGGAACGCTTGGGAGACCGTATTTCTCACGCTGAACTTTAAATTCGTCGTGGCCCAGGCCTATAAATTTAACCTTACCGTCTGAATTAAATCCCCAATCCGGAGGAAGATAAGAAATTCGACATCTGCAAAAAACGTGCAAGCCCGAAAGTGACGGATATTGACCCCCTGGTTGGTAGTAGGAGGCAGAAATTTCGCTCAATTTCCACAATCTCGGGGTTTTTCTATCTGGTAGAGTGTGTAAGATATATTCATAAAATCCTGTTTTTTCGTCGTCAACTATAATGAAGAATACAGTTGGATCTCCCTCTCCTCTGTTCTCTGCCAGCTTAGCTATCTGTAGGGCCGTCCCTGTATTAGCAGCTTTATTTGATTCTGAATTAACTATCATCTTCAAATTATTGCCAGCCTTACCCATTTCTTTATTTATTATGGTGTCTATTTTTTTAACCGAAACAGGAGAGTTTTTTAAACTTTGATTTGTAACATAGCTATCTACGTCATGCATGATTCTAGATGTGCTTCTATCTCTTAAGGCATCTAAATAGCCATTAGAAACTCTCATCATAGTCTTTAAGGTTTGTTCTTCCAACTCATTAGGTTCTTTAGATCCCAAGGCCTTTAAAAAAAGACCTATGATGTTATCCTTTGAGGCATTGAAGATGATATTCTTGGTTTTAGTCTGTGTAGGAATTAGCCCCAAAAACTTCATGGAAATAGAATCAAAACGATCTTTAATCATTCGTTCTATCGCTTCAAATGCTTTTAAGGGCAATCCTTTCATTAGTCCTCTACCGTTAATCCATGCTGTTTTATAATGTCTTCTAGTTTTTCAGATGGCTTCTTCGCTTCCTCTTCCCACTTTTTTAATAGTCCATCCACAATCTTTTTCTGAGCTGGAATTATCTTCTCAGCTTTTTTCTGCCAAGCACTTTTTTGGTTTTTTCGAATACCAGCCAAAGCTTGGACTGCCTTGCGAATATCTAAAACACTAGGTTTTTCGCCTTTTTGAACCAGCCCTTGCAATTCGTTGATATGGGAATCTAATTCAGATCCGCCCTGTGCATCTCCCATTTCTTCTGGAGGAGGAACACCGCCGCCTTCCATCTGATCTTCATCTCCACCTGGAGGCATTCCACCTTGGTCTGCACCAGGAGGCATTTCGCCGCCTTGATCGGCTCCTGGAGGCATTCCACCTTGGTCTGCGCCGGGTTGTCCAGGCTGGCCGCCTTGCACCATAGCTTGTTGCATTTGAGCTTGTTGCTGCATTTGTTGCATAGCAGCTGCTTGGGTGCCATCTTTCATGCCGCGTTCGTAACCGAGTCTGAACGAAACGTCAGTTGCTTCTTTTAGTTTCGCCCTAATATCTAGGTATTTTGTTTTCCAAGAAACGCTCATAAATAAACCTCCATAATTTTATTAAAAATATTATTCTTTATCATCGTCTTCTGTGTCGTCTTCAGTAAGGTAATCATCGAGATAGAGTTTCAAAACATCCATTGCATCATCTCTGGTAGCAAAATATGCTTGTACGGCTTCGGGATTGTATTGTGCCATAGTCTCGATCCATTGAAAAAAGAATTGATCTCTCTTATATTTCATCATAGGGTCAATGAAAGCAGAAGGAGAATCTCCAAAATGACCTACAAAATCACCAATATTAGCATAAGAGTCTATAATTTGGCGATATTGTTCATTAAAGGGCACGTTTCCGAATTGGGCCGGGCCGACGTACTCTTTATCCACGTCTTCCATTACTTCATCGTAGGTATAATGAATAGGCATATCTCTTAACAATCGTCCAGATTCTTGTTCTTTGGTTTCTGCATCAAACCCTGCAAGAGCTATGCTACACAACTGGCAAAGCTCTGTATCGATAAGAGGAAAGAGCTTTTCATTTAAAAAATCCTGAAGCTTTAAAATTAATGGCCTAACACCTGTATCACGAGCCGCAATCAATTTAAATTCATTGTTGGCTTCTGATAATCCTTGCTGATTTGTTCCCTTAGAAAGATGGGAAAAGCCAGGGAGTTCATCAGGAGACATATTAAATGAAGATAAAATATTTCTGGTCGTTTGGTCAAATAAGAATTCAAATTCGCCATCTTTTTTATTCGGTGTTGTTTGCATCCATTGAACTTGGTCATCTTTGGAAACTCCAAAAATAGGTGTCCTAAAAGAATTCGTAACATTATTGATAGATGCATTAAATTGTTGTTTAATATCCTCGATAGTGCTTTGATCAATCTCATCTGAATTAATAACTAGCATTCCTTTGGCTGCCCGACCATTTTGGAAATACAATTTATTGTAAATCTCAATAGACATGTGGGTAGTTACGGAAGTGATAGCGGTATCCAGAGGAGTTACTGGATATCCATTATGTTCTACATCTGAAGAAGGATATAGATTATAAACAATTAACTCTTTAGAGGTAAAAGCTTGTTTGGGCATTCCATTGATAACTTGTACCCAATTATACTCATCTTTCTCTAGCATTTCTTGATCAATTTTAACTCCAGTGACATATTCCAAAGCTTTTAGAGAACTTCTACGAACACTTTCTGCAGCTTCTCCTCTCTTGACAGAACGATAAATCGTCCCAGCATCTACTGGTCTAAATCTATGGAATTCTTTTTCTTCACTATCTGAATAAATAATTTCCGTAGCAAATTGACCAAAAGATAGACCATTTCTAGTTTGGAGATCTAGGAATTCCGGCAAGGTCATCTTTTCTTCTTCGGAGAGCCCATCGGTTCTCCCACAATTGATCAAAATCTTAAGGAAACGATTCATTCTCTCTTGGATCTTAACCATTTGTTCGGGCTCAATAAAATCTTTAAATTCTGCCTTAATATCTACTTCAATACCTATATCAAAGCGGTCTTTACGAATATGACCCATCATCGACATACTATTTCCTCTAGCTCTTAAGATAGAGGCAATGAGGAAGTTTTGAACTCGAATTTGTTTAATAACGTTATTAGGAAGAAGGCCACGTTTAAGTTTATAGATCCCGGCGTAATTGTCAAATTGTAGAGGATCTTCAGCAAAAGCTAATCGTGGAACCGGACGACCTTTTTTTGCCGATCCTGCAGCGTGACGAATCAAGCTTTTCATCATATCGGTGTTAATATCGCCACCGGCATTTTTGATTATTTGTGCATTGAATTCATCTTGAGTGTCCTGCAAACCATTTGCAGATTCCATTATTATCTTTTTCTTGTCTTTAATCTCTTCACTCATAAATCACCCTATTCTGCTGTTACGAAAAATATATTAGCAACATCTTGAGATTTATTAGTAATTTCTAAAGATTTTATCGAAGAGCTGGACATGAAAACACCTGGCTTTAGAGCTGTTCCGGCTGCCATTGGTTCTAATCCATTTGGAGTTGCTGATCCATTGATCTTAATTTCAAGCTTTTTATCTGATTCGATATAGACAAAGCTTTTTGCATTGTTGTAAATTAATAAAGCACTTGGATTGTTAGAGATTCCATTTTCAGTAGGTAAGGCTTTAAGACTAAAGATTTCAATATAGTCTGGGGAAACATCTGTAATCTCATAGGTACTAAAACTAACAAGACTGAAACCAGCTATCAGATCTACTTGATTTCCTACCTGAACTCCATCAGAAGAGAATATATCTAATTGACTAGCAAATCCAGCTCCTAAAACGATTGGACCCTCAGCAACACCTGAATTATGTTCAAAGGTTAAACTTGTAGCTGTTCTGGCCAAAATCTTAAATTTCCCTTGATTTGCAAGGTTAAATAAGCTCCCAATTCTAACCTCATCTCCCACAACGACTCCGCCAGTTATTAGGTTAAGAGAAGTTCCTACCGTAGAGGAAAGGGTGATTAAGGAAGTATTTTTGGTAACCGTGACACCTGTCGTAGCATCAGCACCAGAAGTCCTTTGAACTCTAAAAGCAGGAGAAGTTCCAGAAGCTTTGGAGATTTTATAGGTCTGAGAAGTTCCTGACTTCAAAGCGATGTTCCATGTAGTGCTGGCATCGGATGAATTAGATATTGACCCGGAAAATAAAGAAACGGCTTGACCAGCAGGGAGGGATAGGGACTTAGATTCAGGCTCAGAAATGTCTATGCCTTGAGAATCTCTTTGCCATTTACATAGATTGTTACTCGGATTATTGCTTGGATTAGTATCCTCGTAGGCATTTACATGTATCAAAAGATTTAATTTGCTCATTTTTTCTCCAAATTCTATGTGTTCTAATTAAAAGATTGCTATTTTTCGCCAAGTTTAGAGATTTGTCTTGTTTTTGTCGACAAAAATATTTTTATCCCCAAAAAATTTTACCACGTTTTCTAATATTGCTGCTAGTTCCGCCTCTTATTGCCAATTCTTGTATCTTATCTTTCATAATGTTTTGGTTCACCTGGGCTACAATTTCCTTATTCTTTTCAATAGGTTGAGTCGGTTTTAGATCATCGGGATGTCCTGACGATGAAAAGCTAGGTTTTTTGCCTTTGATGAATAAATTTTGGGCTGGGTAACGAATAGCATCCATGATGTCCGAAGTTCCGTCTCTATCATGATAAGGTTTGTCTGTCGGATCTCCCTTCCCATCTAGACTCCATTTGTATTCACCAAATGCATCTATGGCACATTTGTTATTTGGGGTGTCTATAACGAAAAATCTACGCATATTAGAAGAATCTACAATTTTCCCTTGTAGTCCCGCTATGCCATCTTCTACAACTTTTGTAAAAGCAGGGCATTTCATTCCAGCCTTACGTTTTAGAGTTTTAAGATAGGCTGGGTAGTTCTGATCTGCGTACCACCTATCAACATTCCAGTCTTCTTGCATCTCTTTGCCATATTTAGCTATGTCGTCAAGTTCTAAATGCTGCATCATAAAGGTATCTAAAAGCCAAGCTTCTCCGCCGGGCATGAGTGCTATTACAACTAGAACAACATAGTCTGTATATCCCCAATCTGCACCGCCTACTATAGTTATCCCCAAAGCCTTAAGGTGATCTTTTAGATATTCAAAATTATCAATAGTGGATTCTTCTCCCGATAATCTTTTAACAGCTTCCCTGACACTCAATACATTTTTTACATTATCAAAACGTGGGTATATTAATCCACTGGAAGAAGGCCTGTTGCATAACAATTGTGCTTCCCCCATTTCCGGGGGAATTTGTTTAAAGTTGTTATTAACTGCCATTAATGGCTTGTAAAGTCCTCCGATATCACTAGAAGGTCTGTCTACCAAGTAGTTCTTCATTACTGGTAGTAAGGGATGATTTGATATACCAGAATAAGCCTCAATTCTTTCATAATTATGTTTTCTTTCTATGGGCAACTCATCCCATTGTTCTGGTGATAGGTTTTCATTGGGAAGTTGTCTGGATACATATCTGGTTATTTTGGGCTTATCGGCTTGTGCTACTTCTTTAGTTATTCTTTCTGTTACATCGAGAATATTCCATCTTAAAATTTCACCTCCAGAAGCTATGGTTTCTTTAAGTGTTTTTTCCATCAAACCTCCTGCAAATTTCCTAGTTGACAGATAAACGGTCAATGGAAAATAATCTTTATATACAGAAGGCACCATCTTAGCTTCGCTAAGTGCTCGATAATCTTGAACAATTTCAATTTCATCTATGAATAACATTGGCAAATGTTCGGAGTTGTGAGTTAAAATACCGTTGCAAAAATAATTATGATTCCCATGAACTTCGAAGTCGTATGTTGTGATGTCTTCAAAGCTCTCTTCTATGTCGATAGATAAAATTTTATTTTCAACGATATCATTTTTCATATTTTTTCTCCCACTTCCTATGTCCGTAGTCATATATTTTGTACAAAGGCCTATCGTGTCCCAAATACATTAAACTAAACACTCCATTGAGTGCCTGATCTTTTTCGGTGGGATATTTCGATATAGTGTCTAATTCGTTTATTCTTTTACATTTGGTGCGGTAGATTCTGGTGGCAAAGTCTGTATAAAAATATGATGGTTTTGGATTCTTTGTGACTTCTACAAATCCATTTAAGGAATATACCAATCCTCGAGACAACCTATTGTTTGAATATGTAATTAAAACGCCTCCATGATCTTTAGAGAATTGTTTTAAAAATTTACCCATCGCTCCATGTATCTGATAGTTATAGTTTATGGCAAATCTAGCTATTTCCCAATTATTTCCTTCATAGCCCTTGCGGAAAGAAGCACAGGCGACCATAGTAGAACCTTCGAATAAACCATATGCAAAACTTGCCTGAGTCTGTCCGTCAATATGAAACTTTTGGAAAAAATGATCGTATTCGTTA